CCAAGTTTTTTGATTACTTGCACTACTTGGTGTTCTTGATAAATATGCTGATGCCATTAACAGAATCCTCCAGAGTTACTAATACCAACAGTTGCTGTAATAGTAAAGGCTTGGTCGGTAGTTTGACTTTCAGCATCTGTTGCTCTAACAGTAAAAGAATATTGTGTTTCACTAGCAGTAACTGGTAATGTTCCAGATATTACAGCTCTATATGTCGTACCACTTGGGTTTGATGTAGATCCTATAGTTACTCCTGAAGGTAAAGCTCCTGCTACAACAGTTGTTCCTATAGTAACAGCACTATCTCCTGTTACATCTATATTTTGTGAATAAGATGCTCCCGATTCTCCATTTGGTAAACTTGTTGTAACAAATACGGGACCATCTGAAATTACTAAATCAGATCCACTTCTTACAGCATTTCCATCTGGATTTGTAACTATTATTCTTACGTTTTGTCCATTTGTTAATCCTGTTGTTCCAGTTGTAAATTGTATTGATGTAGAACTTGAAAAAGTAACTGACGTTGCAGATTGAACCGCACCGTTTGCTCTTTGTAATTCAACTTTTGGAATTGATGCGTAATTAGCTCCTGTAAGAGTTATAGTTCCTCCAACATCTGCATCAATTGCACTTGGTGAAATATTTGTAATTGTTGGTTTGGTTTCAGCTGGTAAATTTGTTAAATTAGCTCCTGATACCGCAGGAAGTGTAGCTGGAAAACGAGCATCAGGAACAGTTCCTGATGTAAGTGAGGCTGCTGTAATACCTGGTGTAATAGTTACTGTATCACCACCTTCACCAATAGTAATAGTTGAGCCATTACGTTTTTTTAAAGTATTTACTTTTATTTCACTCATTTAGGATTATCCGTTCTAACTTTATTATATTTGACTACATACTCATTCCATTTTGTAGAATCTCCTCCTATTTCTTTTTCACAATATGCTTCTGCAAATTCTTTCAATGAAGGATAGGATTGATTTCTTTTTCTTGAATATTCTTGATTGTCATATTCAGTTTGTATTTCAGCCATCTTTGCTTCAATATCAGTTTTTGGAATAGCTGGAGTTTTATTATGCCATTGAATACTATCTAAATCTCCCGCAATCATGCTCCATTCTGCTTCAGGATTAATAGCTCTAATAGCTTTTGTTGTTTTTTCTGAAAGATCCATTATCCTTTAACCTCCATTACTATTATATGCCCAGGTTGATTATTCCACATACTATTGACTGTAGAACTTGCAAAAGCTGCACTTTGAACTTTGTATGTGGTCGCACTAGTTGTGTTAGGAGTATCTAATATTTGCATATGCATTTTTACTGGATTAGCAACATAACTACTACTCCCTAAAGCTCCTGCTTCCATACCAAAGTCTTGAACATTACCTCCAGATCTAGCAATAATATTTGTACTACCTCTTTTAAGATTAAACATACCGTTAGCATAATAATTACTAGATTTAAAAAATCTAACTGGAAAACTTACCATTACTAAAACTTTATTAGATGCAGATGCTGGAGTGATATCTACAGTTAAACCAATATCTGTAGGTGTCGTACTTGAATTATCATGTTGTGTTGAAGTAGTACCTTGTACAACTTGAAGAATTAATCCTCCTCCTGCTTCTTTAAAGGTTTGATCACCTGCTAAAAAAGTTGTCCCTGATGCTGTACCACTTCCAAGTCTAGCAGATGGTATTGTCCCTGTTAAGGCAGCTGTTAAAGTTTCGTTACCTCCATCACTACCTTCTGTTAAAGTAATATTTGCACCTCCTACTAATTTTCCATTTAAAAAACCAGCAGTTGTGTCATTAGATGATACTTTTACTTTGTCATTAGTATCTGTACTAAATCCTGTAGCTGTTCCATTATTAGCAATAGTTGCACCTGAATTTATATTAAGAGTTGCACCACTAGGCACATTAATAGTATCACCATTTTCACCTACTTGCGTAGCAGTTCCCGTTTGAGGAATTATTTTATTTACTTCTATAGTGCTCATAGTATTACTAAATTTCCTGTTACTGTTATTGTTCCTGATACTGTTACTGGTCCTGCTAATACACCTGAATCCATAGTTTGAACTTCATCTAATGTAGATGCATGAGTTACAACAAATCCTGTTGCTGTCATTACAGGACTTATTGTCCTTTTAGCAGGTATTGTGCAAAATACTTCTTTTTCAGCAGATCCAAAATTTATTTTAGATGTATTACCTGATGAGTTACTTATAACAGTGTCTCTTGATAAAGTATCTGGAGAAGCATCAGTTACTGTACCAATACCAACTTCAAATTTATCTGAACCTGTTTCTGTAATACAATAATACGTAGTATTACCTGTACCAATCCCAGATACAAAAGTTATAAAATCTTGTGAAGCACCAGCAAGTTGTAACGTAACCGTTCCTGAAGTGGTGCTTGTTTCTTTAACTCTATCATTTATGATTAGAGCCATGCACCCTCCTAACTAATTCTTAATATTGCTGCAGATGTTGTAAATGCAGGAAACTGAATTGTAAACGTTCCTGCAGTTGCAGTTTTGTCTCCACCAAAATCTAATACACAGACAGCTGAATTTGAATTTGAAGTATTATAAATTAAGGCACCTTTAGCTACAAGTGTTACTCCAGTAAACGATAAATTTCCAAAATCTACAATTGCAACATCTGAAGCTACAGAAGTATTTTGAGTACTTTTAGCTAATTTACCGCCTCCTGATGTATATTTACCAGTATTGTTTACCTGGTTATCAGTTGTAAATGATGTTGTTGATTTACCTAGTGTCGCTGAACTAGTGTATAATGCTAATTTAAATTGATCTCCACTTGTTTGTGCAAAATCGTGTTTTCCTTCAAGTAATTCTTTTTTAAATGAATTACATATTGCGTTTGTTGTTATTGCCATGTTTAACTCCTTTTTATGGTGATGGTGACGCAACCTTTGTTCTAGGTACGCCATCATCGAATTCCGCTCTTCTTCTTCTACCCATTTGTTGGATACCAAAAGCTTTTAATTCTTCAGTATACTTGTTTTTATATAGGTTGTACATATCTAAGGGGCCTTTTAAAAAAGAAAACGCTTCCGACAAAACTCCATGCAATAACATTGATTCTTGATATTGTGATAGATAAGTAGCAGTTGTACTGTTAAAATGAGGAGGTGTAACAATATAATTTAGTTGTACTCCATATGCAATATTAGGTGTGGGTGCTACTACAATTGTGTTAGCATCCCAATTAGCATAATATTTTGGCTGACCTGTTGCACCACTTGTGTTAAATTCAGTAATAAAACTACTATCTCTTTTTTCCATAAAAGTTCTTGTAGAAGTTACAGATGTATCAGAAAATACTTGAAGAGATCTAATAACTAAAAAATCTGCAGGAGCTACAATATATCTTTTGTTTGCAGTAAAAGAAGACGTTGCATATTTTCTAGTGTCATCATAATCAATTTGACCAGCAACATCTAATTCTATGTTTCTAATAAATTGGTCAATTAAAGTATCGCTTAAAACATTAGCATCTACCTCTGTATAATTTCTTACTTGTGTTAAAAAATTAGTATGTGAAATAGCCATTATGTTATACTCACTGTTACACTACCCACTGTAGTCTCTGCAGAAAAACTTGTTAGTGGCGTACCTAAAATATTATCACTCGACGTTGGTATCATACTAAAACTATTTATCAATGGATCGTTATTTGGATTGTTATTAATGTATAAAGTAAAACTTGATGTAAGATCAGGTTTTTGTGGTCTAGCATCTAGTAACCCTTGTGGATCAGCACCATAAACTTTAGGGGTAAGCTGAGGATGTTTTGGTTCAAACTCTGAAATGTGAACGATGGAACCATTCCATTCTTTTACCATTTCAGTATATGGAAAAGCTTGACCAGAACGGTCGGATATAGCTAATGAATTTTTACCTCTTGCAAATCGTGCCATTAATTCCTCGTTGGATAGTAGTTAGCTGGTGAAATAAATACAGAAGCTCTTTGACCATCTTCATCTAATGCTCTTTTAAGTTCATCTTCATAATACATTTTCAAAGCTTGTGTTCTCTCTGGTGAGTATTTTAAAGATAAATAAAAAGCAAGTCCAGAAATCATACAAGGTAAAAATCTAAAAGGAATGTCTGGATTATTAGTATAAGCTCCCGCGTCTTCAATTCTATTCAATGTGTAATAACATAAATGCGTATAAGTAGTTGCATCTGGTGTAAGATATAATGTAATTGTTGGTGTAGTTTGTCTATCTACATAATATTGTGACGGTTGACCTGTAGATCCTTTATTAGGTAATGCTGCATATGTAGATCTATCTATTTTAGATAAAGTAACATCTGTAACATTAGTTCCTGGGGCTGATGCAGTTGAAACATAGGCCTCTAACACATCGTTAGTAGATGTGGGTGTCGTGTAAGTTGCTGTACCAGCAGTTAATGCTTGAACTTGTTTTTCAACTTTCCAAAGATGAACGCCTCTGTTTCCCCACTCAGAAAACAAAACATTTAATCCTCTTCTAGCTTTTTTTAAATCGTAACCAGAATTAGTTGATAAACCACATCTTTCATAAGCTTCTTCTACAATGTCATCAATTGATAAATCAAATGCTGTGCTTCCTGATGTAGCCATTTAAACATATCCTTTATTTACTTTTACCAACGTTTTTATAATCTTTAGCTTTGCCTTTAAAAATTAAAACACCTTTTTTACCTTTTGGTGTAATTTCTTTTACAGTAACTGGTTTTCTTACTCTTCCACCTTTATTGTAGCCTGTAGGTTTCATCATTCCGCCACCCATTTTACCAACAGGTGATTTTCCAGACATAGCCATTTTTTTATGCATTTTTATTTTTGAATTATCCATTAGTATACTCCTTTAAAGTTAGTTCCTCTGATAGCGATTCCGCCACCTTTCATTTTGTTTTGTTTACCTCTTAAGATTTTAAAATCATCTCCAGAAATTTTACCGTCTTTGTTTACATCAAGTTTTTTTTGACCACCGATCAAGCCACCTTTTTTAACCATATACCCTGTTATGTCTTTTCCTGGTCTAGCTGGTCCGTCTGTATTAAACTCTACACCGAAATTAGGATCCTTACTATCTTTTTTCTTTCTTGGTGGTGCACCAGGGCCAGGTTGTGGTCTTGGTTTTCCAGGTAGTGAAGGTAGTCCCGTTTTAGGTTTACGTCTTCCACCTTCTCTTCTTGAAATTCCTCCGTCTTTCATACCTAACTCTTTTTTCAATTCTTCTAATCTTCTTTTCTTTTTTTCTGCTTGAGATTCTTTATCCTTCGGTTCATCAGCTTTAGCTTTCTTTTTTGAAAATATACCAAAACCACCTGACATATATCCTTTTATTTCACCGCCTTTTTTCATACCAGGAAGTTTAGGTTGTGTTCTAATAGGTTTATTTTTATTTCTACGTTCTTCACGTTCTTTACGAATTCTTTCAACAATTTTTTTTACTGAATCTCCTATTGGTCTTAGACCTTCTCTTCTTGGCATTTTATTCTCCTATAAAATTTTGTACTTTGTTGTATCTATTATACCACCACATTGTTTCTTTGCAAAGGTAGCAACATTAGTTGGCTTTCCACCAGGGTTACCCGCCGCTCTTTTCCGTGCAACGGCACTCCTCCTTTGAGAGTCTGTCATGCTCGCTGCTTTGGCAGCAGGGACGCACTTTGGATATTTTCTTTTTGAACCACTTGCAGATTTTCTTCCACATTCTTTAAATCCTCCCTTTTTTTTCTTAGATCCTATATCGACCCATTTTTGATTAAACCACTTGGTTAATCCACCTTCTTTCATACCAGCAGGGACACAATTAGGAACCATTTTATTTCCTTTCTTCTTCATGCCCTTTTGGACATAACCATCCCAACATGTTCCTTGTTTAGACATATTTCATCTTCGTCATATCAATCATGCCACCATCAGCTTTCTTTACTGTCTCTAAAGTTTTAGCTTGTGCTGCATGAAGTTTGGATGCTTTTCTTAAACCTTTAATAACTTTATTAATTTTTATTTCTCCACCATCTTTTTTTCTTTTAGGGCCCCAATCTTTTCTTTTAGTTCCAGAAGGATCTTTGATTTTACCAGCACATATTTTGCTAGCGTATGCATTCGCGTATGCAGACGGATAAACTTTAAATT